ATTTGAGGACGGGACTCCGTGTTGGCCTGAGTATTGGAGTCTTGAAGATTTGACCGCGGTCCGCGCATCAATACCTCCGAGCAAGTGGAACGCTCAGTATCAGCAAAATCCTACGGGTGAAGAAAACGCTATCATTAAGCGTGAGTGGTGGCGGATATGGGAAAAGGAGAAGGTTCCCCAGTTGGAGTTTGTGATCCAGAGTTACGATACGGCATTTTCTAAGAAACAGACGGCGGATTATTCTGCGATTACGACGTGGGGGGTATTTTATCCCAATGAAGGTGGTAGTGGTCCAAATTTAATTTTGTTGGATAGTGTGAAAGGGCGTTGGGATTTTCCGGAGTTGAAGGAGAAAGCATTAGAGCTTTATAATTTTTGGGAACCTGATACAGTAATAATAGAAGCAAAAGCGAGTGGAACGCCATTGACGCAAGAATTACGTGCGCAGGGTATACCTGTTGTTAATTTTACGCCGAGTCGTGGTAATGACAAGGTAACGAGGGTGCACAGTGTGTCACCTTTGTTTGAAGCTGGCATGGTCTGGGTCCCGGATGAGACTTGGGCTGACGAATTAGTAGAAGAGGTTGCGGCTTTCCCGAACGGAGAGTTTGACGACTTGGTAGATAGTATGACACAAGCCCTTATGCGGTATCGTCAAGGTAATTTTGTGCGTCTTCCAACTGATGACTGGGAAGATGACGAAAACTCTGCTAAAGTGAGTGTGTATTATTAACCCTATGGTGGAAGGTCTGCGTATGAACCAAACTGCGGTGAACCTTGGAGCAGGCGGCTTTGTCTCGTATTTCGAGGACGGAGGTGCTGCTGTCATTTTAGACTCGTCCATGGAAAACAATCAAGAGTTTTCTGAGGAACCTGTCTATGTTGAGCAAGGTGTTGGATCGTTTATCGCAGATCAATTTTTTTCTGATCCCCCAGAAGGCACGGAAGGCATCCCTTTACCTCTTAATGCCTCTACTCAAGATGACATACGAAGTTCTGGTCGCACAAATTCAGAAAATCGAGATGTATATTATCCGGAAGGGCAAACTTTTTTTGAAACGCTTGCGGACGATTATAACTACCCTACTGAAGAGTTGTCTGATGGTGTCTACGGTATTGATCCTGTGGATGGTGCAACGCGCCATCAACGTCCGCGTCGCGATATGCCGACTCCTCAAGAACTGGAAGATGTAAGAGCGCACATGCTGGGTTCGGCCATCACGGCCCGCGGCTATGGCCCCGAGACATCTAGGAAAGTGGGCAATGTTAATGAAATGTTCTTTGGTAATCGCGCTCATGCGACCATGGACAAGCGAAACAATGCGGTAGGAATCAATCTTTTTAAGAAAGCTGGCATAGATGCAAGTACGCCGCAACTTACAGAAATGGTAGACAAACGCATCTTTGAACAGTTAAATGTAATTCTAGGTAGGAAACCGGAGGAACAGGGTCCCCCGACTGACAAGCCGCGATGGAGTGAGAATTTCAGGAGTCCCGCAGATGGGCCTGATTTATACTTCCCTCGTGACAACTCAGGTTATTTCTTACCGGATCATTAGGAGCGTTTATGGCTAACGGAAAAACAAATGCGGGTTTGATGGACAGAAACATTCCATCTCAAATGAACATGGATGACATGTCTGCTGAGATTGAACTGGAACTTCCCGACTCACAAAACGACGTTATGGCTATGATTAGTGCCGAAGATGTCGGTGGAATTGAAATCACACCTGAAGATGACGGTGGGGTTATCATTGATTTTGACCCGAGCGATCAACGGGGCGAGAACCAAGAATTTGATGCAAACCTCGCGGAAGAGATTCCGGACCGTGAGCTGGGGCGCATATCCTCTGAGCTGCTGGGCGAGTTTGATGCTAACAAAGCCAGTCGTCAAGATTGGGAAGAAGCGTATTCCAATGGCCTTGAGCTGTTGGGCTTTAACTACGAAGAGCGCACACAGCCTTTCCGTGGAGCCTCCGGTGTAACGCATCCTTTATTAGCAGAAGCTGCTACACAGTTCCAAGCACAAGCCTTTAACGAATTACTACCTCCTTCTGGCCCTGTCCGCACGGTAGTGATGGGTAAGAGCACCACTAAGAAAGCACAGCAATCGCAGCGCGTTCAGTCGTTCATGAACTACTACATTACGAATGTCATGGAAGAATACACTCCAGACATGGATCAAATGTTGTTCTTTTTGCCGTTAGCGGGCTCTACTTTTAAGAAAACATATTACGATGAGACGCTTGATAGAGCTGTCTCTAAGTTCGTTCCTGCGGAGAACCTAGTTGTTCCGTATGAGACTGCGGACCTTGCTTCATGTCCTAACATTACACAAGTCGTTCGCATGTCGTTAAACGATTTGCGTAAGCGACAGGTGGCGGGACTGTACTTAGATGTTGAAGTAATCCCCTCACAGAAAGAAATGACGTCACTTTCGGGTGAAATGGACCGTCTTGATGGTATGGACGCCAATCAGATCGATTATGACTGCACTATTTTAGAGTGTCATGTTGATTTGGACCTAGAAGGCTACGAAGATATTGACGAAGAAGGCGAGTTTACAGGCATTAAAATCCCGTATATCGTTACTATTTCCGAGGACAACGGGCAGGTTCTGTCTATCCGTCGTAACTACCTCGAAGAGGATAGCCTCCGTAAGAAGATCAGTTATTTCACACACTACAAGTTTTTACCCGGCTTCGGCTTTTACGGTCTAGGCTTGATACATACTATTGGTGGTTTGTCCCGGACAGCGACTTCTGCGCTTCGACAGTTGATTGATGCAGGTACGCTCTCTAACCTTCCGGCTGGCTTCAAGGCCCGCGGACTACGGATCAGGGATGACGATGAACCTTTACAACCCGGTGAGTTCCGAGATGTGGACGCGCCCGGTGGTGCTATTCGCGACAGCTTAATGCCTTTACCCTTTAAGGGTCCCGACCAAACATTGTTCCAACTACTTGGTTTTGTGGTAGATGCTGCACAACGCTTTGCTACGATCACTGATCTTAAAGTAGGTGATGGTAATCAAGGTGCTGCGGTTGGTACGACCATGGCTATGATGGAGCAGGGCGCACGTGTAATGAGCGCGGTCCATAAACGTTTACATTATGCTATGCGTCAGGAATTTAAGATTCTTGCACGAGTGATGTCTGAAAGTTTGCCCCAAGAGTATCCGTATTCTGTTCCGGGCGGCGATGAAACGATCATGCGTGAGGACTTTGATGACCGTGTTGACGTTGTTCCGGTTAGTAATCCTAATGTATTTAGTCAAGCACAGCGTATTATGCTTGCTCAAACTAAGATGCAGCTCGCGACTCAAGCGCCAGAAATACATAATATTCACGAAGTTTACCGTGATATGTACGAAGCGTTGGGCGTTACCGACATAGATCGCATAATGAAGTCTGTGCCTGCGGAAGAGCCAACACCTATTGATCCCGCACAAGAAAACATTAACTCTTTGGACATGCTTCCGCTTAAAGCCTTTGAAGGTCAAGATCACGAGGCGCATATTAAAGCGCACTTGGTTTTTGGAACAAGTCCTATTGTTGGTGGTATGCCTCCGGTAGCGATGACGCTTCAGAAGCATGTTATGGAACATGTGCAGATTGCAGCGAAGGAACAAGCAGCCGTTGCTTACTTGCAGCAGGTTCAGCAATCCGGTGGTCAACCAGCAGACGAAGAGCAGATGCTTGAAGTCGAGCGTATGACTGCGCAGTTTATTGCAGAAGGCCTCCAAGGCGTGAAAGACCTGTCTGGTGAGATGTCTGGTGCAGGTGCACCTGATCCTCTGGTAGAATTGAAGCAACAAGAAATTCAAGTTAAGGCTGAAGGCGATGCTGCCGACAACGAGATTGACCAAGCCAAGCTTCAGTTAGACGCGCAGAACCAAGAGATGCGGTCTGAGCAATTTGGTGAACGGATTGCGGCTCAAGAACGTCAAACATCGGCTCGAATACAAGCTGCAATGGATAGAGAAATATTGAAACAACAAAATAATCGAGGAGATTCATAATGAAAAATCGAAAAATAAAAGTAAACGGGTCTGCCCCGAGCAACCCACCTAAAGCTGTTGGTTATGCCGACATTAAAGGTCAAGGCCGTGTTCCTTACGGTAAGACTGCGCCCGCCCCTGTGGCAGGTGGCCTTACAGATTTTGCTAACACCCCACGTAAGATGAAGACTCGTGGAACAGGTGCGGCGATCAAAGGCTTGGACTTCATGGGTTACTAAGATGCCGGTGCATAAGGGCAAAGAAAACAAGTCGGTCGTCAGGAATGTGGGGACCGATACAATTAAAACTAAGCGTAAGGTGATAAAGAACCCTAACGGTGGTGCTATTAAGAAGTTTAGTCCTATAGCTAGGCCGCAGCGTTTTGAAGGAGTATTCTAATGGCAGGCTATGGTGGTTTTAACTTTCAACTTCCGGCGGATTTTCAACTTCCGGCGGATTTTCAACTTCCCCCAAATTTCCAAGTTCCGGGGGGGATGGTTAATCCTGCTCCTGTTCCTTTACCGCCAATGCCTGCTCCGGTTGCACCGATGCCGATGCCAATGCCGGGAATAGGTGGTGAGGGTGGTATAGGGGGCTTCTTACCGATGCCTCAACCGATGCCGCAGAACCCTCAAGTTCCGATGCCGCAACCGATGCCGATGCCAGCACCACAACCAATGCCGCCCGCTCAAGCTCCGCAAATTCTTCCGGGAATAGGTGGTGAGGGCGGAGGTTTCAAACCTACCCCGGCTCCAATGCCCGCTCCTTACGATGATTCGGGTAATGGTGTACCTGTTCCGCCTCGGGTTGCCCCGATGCCGCAACCAATGCCTGCTCCGGAACCTACGCCTCCTCAAACATTTGATCCCGGCTTTGGCGTTGAACCCGGCGGTGCAAGTCCTGCCTTCCAAGGCATGGGCGGCGGTGGCTTCGGAAATATTGACCTGTCAAATATTGACCTGTCAAACATTCCCGGTTACACACCTGAACCCGGCGGTATTGAAAGCCTAGCGCCTACCACACCTATGACCGCAGAGTTTGTAGCGCCTACTGGTGGAATACCTATGCCCGGCGGTGGCACTTTTGATCTCGGAATGGGTGGAGAAGGTGGCGCGGGCAATTATTTTGATAACCCTTTGTTTAGCGATCCCGGATTAGGTGGAGAAACAGGGCCGGGCAGAAGAGATAACCCTCCCCCAAACTTTACCCCCGGACTAACAAACGGTGATCCCGGTATTGGCGGCGAAGGTGGTGCTGGTAGTGGACCCGGATTTACCTTTACCGATCCAAACCCTGCTGAGTCCGGTGGAACGACACCTGACACAAGCAACGGTCTGTCGCCTGCACAACAAGCAGCGATAGACGCCTTTAACGAGCAATACCCCAACGGATTTGACCCGTTTAGCGGTGGTGGCTTTGATCCCGGTATTGGCGGCGAAGGTGGCGCTGGTAGCGGTCCCGGCATGGGTAACGGTCCCGGATTTACTTTCACCGATCCAAACCCTGCGGAGTCCGGCGGAACGACACCTGACACAAGCAATGGTCTGTCGCCTGCACAACAAGCAGCACTAGACGCATTTAACGAGCAATACCCCAACGGATTTGATCCGTTTAGCGGTGGCACTTTTGATCCCGGTATTGGCGGCGAAGGTGGCGCTGGTAGCGGTCCCGGCATGGGTAACGGACCCGGATTT